CGATCTTGAACTTGACGCCGTGGTGAGCAGCGACGCAGTTCTCCTCGACGTACTTGATCGTGCTAGTAACTACCGAAGTACCACCAACCGCCATCGGCAGAGTGAGGTATGCAAACTGCGCGTAAGGAATCAGCAAGTGATCGGCCATGCCCTCAGCCGCATCGTATCCGCTATTTTGCACGGTAGCGTTCAAAGCCGTGTTAATGTCGGATAGAATTTCAGACTGAGTTTTCTTTGCCCACGCTGTGTACGTACTTGCGCCCGCCACCACCGTGTACTCAGGGACGTTGGGGTTATTGATCAGTCCCGCATCGCCCAAGAACCCGGCATAAGTGACAAAGTCACAAGCCTTAGCATAGTTAGTCTCAACCGACTCTTCATACAGTTCCTGCAAACTGAACGGAGGAGCTTGCCCAACACGGAGGGCCGTTTCCATACGCCGCAAGTCGATCCACGTGATGGTCATTCCCATGGCCCACGTGTAAGTGCGGAAGATAGCCTTTTGGATGTCGGCCTGCGCTTCGGGAATGTCAGTGTTGTTAGTACCCTGCAACCCGAAGAACTGCGTGCCGGTAGTGGCGTAGTTAGAAGCGAACTCCGAAATAAACTCGGGGAAGCCTCCACCTACTTCAACATGGATGTCGCGCTTGTGCGTGACAGCCTGCAACGGACGTACAAGGTCCGTGTCAATAAGTTCCAGCTGGCTCTGCAGAAATGCAAAGCCAGTCGAACCAGCCGCATCAAATGCACGAGCGCGGCCCTGAGCCAAACCATTACGAGAACGAATCATGGTCTCCTATCTTAGGCCGCGTTGCGGACCTTGAGCACAATTTCCAGAGTGTTGTTAGCGTCAACGTAACCCGTGCGCGCCACCGCGTTAGGCAGAGCGATGAGATTACTAAAGGTGAGCGGAGTCGTGGCCGTGATAGCCGCATCCAACCCATGACTAAGCACGATGGCCGTGTAAGCACCAGCCGTACCCGTACCACTTACCACGTAAGTACCAGCATGAACGCCAGGGCCGGTAACCGGCTGCCCAACGTAGACATTAGTGCCGGTAAGCGTAATTGCTGTAGCACCGGCGGCGGCAGCAGTAGCACCAGTCAAGGTGAACAAGTCCGTAGCTGCCGGATTAGTTTCCCAGTCACCAACGGTACCACCAGAAACGGCAGAATTCAGCACCGCACGAGTATAGACTTGATCACCCGCGTTGGGAGCACCAACGGCCAAGGTAACCGTGCCCGCACCGCGCTCTAACACCTCAGCGTCCTGCAAGTTGCTATAATAGCCAACCGCCTGCACACCAGGCGTAACCCCCGCGCCGTAAGTAATCTGGGTCTTGACTTCACGCACTGCCATACCGGCGAAGTACGCCGCGATGTTGGCCGTGTTAGCAATAGTGCCGATGTAATCCTTGACCGAAGTAAAGTAGCCACCCAAAGCGTTGGGAATAACTATCGCCGGGTCGCCAAAATACAAGTTACTAGTACTGGTGAGCGGCACGAACTGCTTTGCCGAGATGATGGTGTCGCCGAAGCGACTGACCGCGCCGGGGAAGCCAATATTCGGCCCCGTAACCGGAATTACCTGACCGAAAGAAGTGCCTGCTACAGTCATGGTTACTTACCTCCCTTGATAGCATCATCGTAAGCTGCTTGCAGCTTAGCGATGTTGTCCGTAGCAGCGTCGCCGACACGGGCGTGATTAGGATTGCGTGGAAGTTTAGCATCACGGGCACGCGCTGCACCGGCAAAGCCGCCATAACTACCCGTAGAAGCGCGGCTAGAACGAGAGACGTGAGCCAGGGCGGTGTTGAACGCGCGCTGTGTAGCCGCGTCATGGCAACGGGCCACAAACGGACGCAGCATATTCAAGGTAGCGACGGCCCCGTCAGCGGCACGCGCCTTATCCTTGCCCCTACGATCGGCGACTTCCTCTTCAGGCTCTTCCTCCTCTTCGAGTTCCTCGCCCGCGTTCTCAAGAACCTCACCAAGGCCGTCCTCAGCTTCTGCCGCCTCTTCTTCCTCCTCCACTTCGGCAGGATTCTCGAGAGCTTCGTCCAAAGCCTTAGTGTCCAACTTAGGCTCTTCCTCAAGCTCCTCGTCAGCCGCGTGTGCCGGTTCCGCTTTCTCTTCGGAAAGGAACTGACCGAGTAAGGCCTTCAGCTCTTCGATGTCAGCGTCCTTGACCTTACGGTCTTTGGCGCGCTTACGGTCGTCAGCAGGCTCAACGTCCTCCCGATCTAACAGATCATCCAGGGCATCGTGCATAGCCTTGCGCTTGGCGTCGTCGGCATGACGGTCACGAGCGCGCTTACGGTCTTCAGCAGTCTCGTGATCATGGTCGTCCTCTTGCATTTCCACGTCACGAGCCTTCTTACGGTCGTCAGCAGGTTCGTGGTCGTGGTCATCCTCTTCGATTTCCAGGTCACGAGCGCGCTTACGGTCACGCGCGCGCCGGTCCTCAGCTTCTTCCTCTTCAAGGTCACGAGCCTTCTTATCTCGTGCCTTCTTGTCATCAGCTTCAACGGGAGGAGTCTCTTGCAAGGCCTCAGCCGCCTCAGCCACCTTCTCAGGATCTGCATCAACGGCAAATGCCTTGAGGGCAAGGCCATGCAGATGCTTAATGAGATTGGTCACAGGGGTTTTCTCCTTTTGTATGGTTAGTGGTGCGGTTGAGGGTTTGGTCGTCGCCGCCTCAGTGTCGGCAGGCGGCGCTGCGTCACCAATAGCGATAAGGTCACCGGCGCGTCCTTTCGGAACTACCGCTGCATGGTTTCCCACCATATCACATTGGATGATCTTTTTACCGTCCCTAGCAATTCCGAAGTCATATCCCAAACTGATGTCGCGCGCGGTCTTGTTGCGCACCTTATCAATCAAGGACTTTTTGGAAATTACCAGATCGGCGATAACGGGCCACTCCCCATCTTCCATGGGATGCGGCCCCTTACGAACGTTTTGAATATGCCCACAGGCGTACTCCGAGAAGTTCTCTGGAGTAACAAAACCGGGCGGATGATTATCCGTAATTGCCTTGCCGTTAAGCGAGGCAAGGAAGTCCGGGTCAAACACCGCCGAAGCCGGGCGGTAAAGGTCGATGTTAGCTGATGGATTACTAACGTCGACGCCTAACTGCTCCGCCGGTTCCTGAGGCAAATCCCTAATAGCATACTCTTGGAATCCAGTCCTCGCGATGGGGCAGCCTACAATAACCAGGAAGCCCTCTGGAGTTTCAGAGATGTGCTCTGATAAGGGAGAAACTAGGTAGCCGTGCGCCGTCTTAGTGGCACGAATGATAGTGTCAGGCATGCTTAGTCACCTTGATGGGGAGGGGAAGAGCATCTTTTGCCCTCCCGGCCGCGCTCTTAGCAGCCATTCCCTTAGCACCATACTTCTTCCGGCCGATGCTTGCCGCCAGCGCATCAGGATCAGTAATACCTTTACGATGAGCCAGGCTGTGCTCCAACTTAGCGAAGCCCTCATGCTCATCACGCGCAGTATTTTTCTTACAGTCATATCCACAATACGGGCATTTGCGCGTAGGCACGGGACCATCATAAGGGCAAATCCACGGAGCATTTGTACTCTCGTCACAGACCGGGACGGGGGCGGGGAGAGCGTCTTTAGCATCTCTTTCTACTTTGTTCAAAGTGACAGCGATAGCAGCTAGCGAGTCATTGCGCCTAAACATCTTGCGTAATTCACTTACGTCTATGCCTTTCTTTTCCAAAGTATCTACGCGCTGATGAAGACGCTCACTACGACTACCAGGTTGAAAATCCTCCGCCGGAGCCACTACAGTCTCCCTCTCGTCTGACTCAAGCGCGACATCTTCCCCAGCCCGCGTTCTTTCAACGGCAGACTCCAAGGCGCGCTCGGCGGAGTCAAACGCCTGCGCCTTGCCCCGGCTAGGATGCTCATACTGATCGCTGCGACCGTGCGCGGCCTGGCGCTGACATGCGGCGATGCCGTCCCGCGCTACCTGTTCGCTGCGCTGGTCACCTACCTGGCGGAAACCGTGAGCGGCGGCGCGGTAAGCGTCGAGTGCGCGCGCGTGGTCCTGAGCAACTTCGGCCTTGCGGGCTTCTTCCAGAGTCTCGGAGGGGGAGGCGTCCTTACTAACTAAAGCAGCTTGCCGAAGTCCTTTCATAAGGCGTTCTCGCGAATAATCCTTAGGATTTACCTGCGGGTAGGCTTCTTTGAACTTACTACGAAGTTCAGCCGTGCTCAGATTATCCCACTTGGAATATTTATCTACATCCTCCGCCGCAACTCTGTAAGGCGTCACTTTCTCTCCTCGTTCCCGCAGCGTCTGCTCGTGCGCGCGCAATCGGTTAGTATCATCATCAGGACGCTCACGATCTAGCTTAGTTTGGATTTCCTTACGGCGCTTGAAATAAGCGTCCTCATCGGCCTTGGAGAAGTCCTCACCGTCTACTTTTACCGGAGTAAGATCCTGTGCCTCGGTCAGCCCAGCATTGTGTGCGGCGAGTTTCTGGCGCTTGACGGCGATGGGGAGGGGAAGAGCGTCTTCAGCATGCGTCTTTAAGAACTCAATAGCCCACTTCTCCAGCCTTTGCGGCGACGCACTAGGGCCTAGTGCGCTCTCGGCAGTATGCACAGCGGCTAAAGCCTGTGCCCATGTAACGTATGCTCGCCGTGCAACTTCGCCTACAGCAACGCCATTAGAGTCCTCCGCCTCATTCTTCTTAGCATAGGCAATAGCTTCAGCCTGGGCAGGTTTCTTCCCCGCATGAATCTCAGTCTCAACGTTTTTACTAAACGACTTTGGGCTTTTGCCCGTGATCAACGGCATGACGTGTGTCTCCTTCTCAAAGTGTGCGGCCATGCCGCGCGGTTAAGTTAGCTGCCCGAAGTCAGGCTGACAGTGGAGGAAGTGCCGGGCGTGAACGTGGCAATGGCAATGTACGTAAAGCCACCCGTCTTAATGTCCACAGCCAAGTTAGATCCAGGCCAGACTACAGTGCCCGTGCCGTTCACTACCGTGACGGCGCTACTCGTTCCCAGGTTGAAAAACACCGGCACGTTGCCCAGGTTGTTAATAACCAAAACTTGGTCTGCCGAAACCGTAGTACCTGGAATCTGAACAGGTGTTGAGGCAGGCCCAGCGCTAGTACCCTGCGAAGAGTCAATCTTGAGGTAATTAGTTAGTGCCATTCTGTTTTCTCCTTGCTACTTAACTTTGTCCATCACACAATCCAAAGCCCGATGCAGCCGAGCACGGCGGTCTGCGCAATCTGGGCAGACTACCTTGCCGTTAACCTCAGCCACATCGTCGCCATTCAACGAAGTACCACACTGTTGACACTTAGTAACTCCGGCGCGAGGGTCGGTGTCGGCGACTTTGCTCTGTTTAATCAAACGCGACATCTTGTCCTGCAAAATCACCTGCTGGCCATAGTTCAAACCTTTAGTCTTTTCGGCCCAAAGTTTACGCGCGACAGCATCGCCTTGCGCTTTGTAAACGCGAGCCAATTCAGCGGCGTCTTCATCTACTCGGGCGTCCTTCGCTTTACTTTTCACAGGAATTAGCACCCCATACTTCTCAGGCTTTACCAAGCCTTGCCCCGTACCGTCACTCGCCGGGTGAGAATCCCAAACCGGACGGCCATCCTTGCCAACGATAGCATGCTCACCACCGCGTGGACTTATGCCTAGTATGAAATGGTATCCTACCGGAGCATTATCATCCGTGATAGGAAACTCTTCATAGTGCAGCCCGTACTGAGCGAGGAATTTATCCACGCCTGGGTCTTGGTTAGCTCGGGGGAAGTCCGGTACTTGGGATTCGCGCAGGTTCAAAATTGAAGCTAAACTAGCTCTAAAACAAGTTCCTGATTCTCCGGTCCTACTCTGAATCACGCCACGCATGCGAGTGCCGCCTTAGTCTCTGTCTTGGCAAAAAAGTTATGGTCTAGCATAGCGACGGCATCCTGCTCACGCGCGAACTTAACGGCGTCATTCAAATCCGCGCTATAAGTCATTTCTCCCAAGTAAACAGTAAAGTAATAGGGCCTGTCTAATCCCGTAGTAACAATGACCCAGCCAAAACCTAAACTTACTTGTAAGGTATCAAAGTTCGCCATTGCTTAGATCTCCGTGCCGATGCTCAAGCTCACGCTCTTCACGCCAGAGCAGCAAGTTAAGCGGATTAGTGCGGATAGGAGCGGCGTGGCGCTCTTTACCAAGCGGTGCCCACTGCGGCGCTCTTACTAGAGCGTTACACACCGGGCACCTATAGGTGAACGTATTACCGCACTGCTCCAACTTAAACGTCATGGCCCTTGCCACCTAGTAGAAGATTGAGTAAAGCTGCGCTAACGTACAAAGCAGACCGTAAACCGCCACCCTATAAATACCCAGCCAAGACATCTTACCAGAATTTTCACCCCAATAAGCCTCCGCTTTACTGTCCCACGCGCTCGACAAAGTAGTCAAGGCGATACTGACCACCTGTATTTCCTGACACAGTAGTAAATAGCGCAAACGTGCCTGCGGCTGCCAAGTACGACGTAGAGCTTACTGACTTAGTAGAGTTCAGCCCCGTCAAGTCGCCTGTGCTACTTACCTCACCATTCGCAGTAACAGTTACCGCGCCCGCACTTCCCGCTGTAGTAGTACGCACGCTAGCGGTGATGCGGTAGAGGCCCGTAATAGGCGCTGTGAACACTGTGCTGCTTGCAATTGACGCCGTCTTAGCCGTTTGCGCAACCCACGGCTGCGCAATCACCGGCCAGGGATTATAAAGAGCGTAGAACGCCGGGCACAGCGCCGTACTGGGCGGAATAGAAAGGTTGGCCCAGCCGGCATAGACTACTGCGCCGTTAGCGCTCACGCCGTTACCAGCGACGAAGGTAATATCTTCGATAGCGTGTGACGCGGCAATAGAGTTAGCCGTTGGCAGATAGATATTAAACGTCCCAGCCGCCGTGGTGAGGTATCCACCCTTCAGCGCCAAGACGCCACCCGCCGCCATATTGAAGTTATAGCCGCTAGCCCGCTGAAGATTGATGTTATTCAGTGCAATGAAGGCTGACGTACCACCGGACAAGATACCCATACCGCCAGTAATAAAGTCTCCGGCCAGGGTACCGTTCACCGTCACTGAATACAGACCGCCCGTGTTAGTGAGCTGGACGCCGTACCAATGAACAAAGCCGTTGATGACGACGTTACCCGTCGCGAAACTACCGCCGTGGCGCTCTGACCGCGTAGAGCCGGCATAGGCATAAGTAACAGCACCTACCGTGTTCAGATCGTAAACTGAAGCGGGACCGTTAAGCGTGACACCACCCGCCACGGTCCAGGTAGAATTATTTCCGTAGATCTGCAACTGTGCCGTACCACCGACGATTGGTCCGGCGTCTGTGTAAGAACCTCCTGCGATGAAAATAGAATAAGGTCCCGCGCCGGAGCACGCCGCCAGTGCCGCGCTGATAGTCTTGAACGGAGTTTCCTGCGCGCCCGTGGAAGTTCCCGTGTAGGTGCTGTCGACGTAGAACGAAGCCAGGGGAGTAATAGCCGCGCCACCAACGGGGACGCCGTTATACTTCAACGTGCTACCATCGTCAACTAGCAGACTAGGCGCTAAAGTGTTGACGCCTGGGCCACCTTTAATCTTGACAAGGGCGTTCAAGGTGTCGTTTATTACGTTGAACTCACCTACGTTAATCGTCATCGCTTCACCGTTCCCGCTGGCCGAGTAAGATCGGCGGTTTTGAGCCAGTGTTTGAAATCATCAATCTGCATGGGAGTCACACCCATATAGACAAGACATGCCTTGTCGTGCCCCAAGTTGAAAGCTTTTACGGCATCACCTAAGGAGTCATATCCGAAGAAGCATTTTGATTCGTCAAATTTCTGGCTATTAATTTGCTTTTGATCAAAGACATAAATCCACTTAGACTCAGGATTAGGCCCCACGGCAGCATCCAGCGAATCGCCGTCTGCGCCCTTGTAGCCACGTATAAAACCGTAGTCGTATGGAAGGACGTTAGACCAGCCGGGGCCGCTGCGCGTTTCACCCTTACGAGTTTCAATTACAATCGGCAAACCGTGGACATTTAGTTCCTCTACTTCAGGGCCGTCAGCGTCTTGAGCACGTGCCTTCACTTGATACGGAATAATCTCACCCGTCTCAAAATGAACCTGCACCGTAGGATTACCGAACAAGTCCTTCGTGCCTGTTACAGCCTTACTTACCGTCAGCCATTTGCCGTGAATATGGAGCCGGTCGCCGGGTTTAAGGCCCTCTGGGGCTTCATCACGAGCCTCTACAGTGCCCTTTGCCGGAGGTTTAAGCCCCTCTGGCGCTCCTACTGCCTCCGCCGTGGGCGTTTCCCTATCCTTATGCTCCTCGGCCAGTGCGTGCAGGGCTTTATCCGGGGAACTGGACGGGCTCAGTCCGCCTTCGCTTGCTCCGAATAAGTCCTCGCCCATTTCGCCCTCTTGCTGCACCTTATCTGACAGGGCCTCAATATCCTCATCCGTGATATTAGTGAAAATGTCAGTCTTAGTGCTGCTCTGCTTTAATTCCTTGGCAAAAGTACGCATACTGATACCGCCCGCATTCAAAGCCACTACGGCGGTATCAGTTACGGTCTTAGCCAGTTCAGCCTTTTCCTTCTCATCCAGCACGCGGATGGAGGGGAAACTCAAATTGAGGTCATCAGGCACCTCGCCCAACTCGCTCATACAAAGCACGGGATAGAGTTTCTCCAAAGCCGGACGCAACGTTCCGTCGGCCTCAGTGGAGATAGTCTCTTCGTAGATACGCTCGTCTCCGTCGCCAGCTTGGCCTAGCCCCGAGAACGTTCGGCCCCACAGCCTAGTAACTGGCATCTTAGCCGCGCCACTAACAGCCAACTGCCACATCTGCATCATTTCGCCCAGGCCTGCAAACGAGTATTGAGTCTGGCTAAGTTCTCCGTCCTTTCCAAGCAGCACCAGACTTTGATTATCCAGCATGGAGTTAAGTTTTTCCATGCGCCGTTCAAAGTTCTGCGCGGTCTTCTGATTGACGCCTAAGCCGCTAAGCATCTGCTCAAGCTCAGGAACTCTCATGCCCAGAATGTTAGCACGATATGTCAGCGATAGAGCGTTACTGGAAACGGAGTCATACGCCTTGATAGTTTGAATAACCGGAGCCAGGACCGAGATACCCCAATCCTGATAAGCTGAGTTTTCAGGCTCTGGTACTTTGGGCCCAGTAAAACGAAGGATACGGGAAGAGTGAACCTTGAAGGAATCACCGCCCTTGACACGAACCTCGTAAAACTCCGGCTTACCAAAATCCAGCGGACGATTAATATCATCACACACATCACCCGTAGGAGAAATGCCGCTCCAGCGGTCAAACGGAATCAAGCCCTTATACCCGCCAAGAGGAACGGACTTCAAATCCAGCGGCGTGTCAAGCTCGTGGTCCTGGCCTTCTACTGCGATTAAAGCACCAGCGCCGCCGAACAAACGCGCCGGAATTATAGTCTCTAACACCTTGTCCTTAGTAGCTGTTCGGCGAATAGCGCGGTCTAGCCTAGACAGGTCTTCAGGATCTATGTCGCTAGTGACTTTGGGCCAAGTTTTGACAATATCCTGCGCGGGCGCTTCAACGATGCGGCGAGCAATCCAGGAACTCTCGAAAAACGACACAACTTCCCAAAAGTTCAAAGACCAACGCACTAGCGGATACTCAGTAAAATTTTCCAGGCTGGTAGTGCCAAAGCCCGTGCGCGCGGCGGGGTTACTAAAAAAGTCCTGCGCGAAAGCTAGGTTAGGAGTGGCCCCGAGTAACCCGACCCTATCTTCACTGGGGAGGGTCTTAGTACGAGCTTTGAACTGCTTACCTGTAGGTTGCCGCATTTGGTTGAACAGTGCGTCTAATTGAGAGTTACCCGCCACGCGGGCGGCTTTACGTTGGCGGGGCATAGAGCCGTCCTTTCATTATTTTCTTACTAGATCTTCATCTGTCAACCAGATAACTTTATCTTCAGAATAAGCTACCGGGCGAATATCGTGATCCTTCTTTATAAACGCCCAGAGCAGCCGGGCCTCCGGATTCACAATAGCATCAAGAATGTCAGCGTCAATCTCGTAGCCCTTAAACACCAGCGTGTCGTTATTACGAATTACCAACGTCCTACCGGCCACGGCGCGCCTCCGTAGTAACTTACGCATTAGCAAACGTCGCTCTGAACTGCTGCTCGTTCATCATCTTAATAACTCCACCGTGATAAACCTTAGCTGGGAAGCGGATGTCGTCTAAAGACAGCACCACAGTAGGTACGCACCGGCAGTTAGGACAGTTGCCTACGTTATAGTGCCCCAACTTAGAGGGAGCCGCGTGACCGTGCTTAGTCTTGGGCGGAAACATAATATCAGGCGCTGGCGGGTCGCTCCACCGACAAAGTACTCCTTGCATCATTTGGTGACTGGTTCGTACCCTGTCCCCATCCTGAGACGTTTCCCAAATATACCACTCAGCACCTATATCCATAGCACGCGCTTCAGTCAAAGCGCTTGAAGCCTTAGCCGTCTCCGTCCGCGCAATAAGATGAACGCGGCTCCTAAGCAACTCAGGATACCGCATTCTCATCATCTTGCTTATCGTTCCAGGCCGGGCCCCGCTCTGCTGTGCCCTATTAACTTCGCCCGTCAGTACCTGAGCTTGCTCCAGGGCTAGACTGCTGATGTAATTCGCGTTGGTACGAATTATTTCGCTGACCCGTGCGCCCGTGGCGGTGCCTTGCAATTCTTGCTGGAGCAGTTTATAGAGCTTACGCGGTTGAGTAGAACGTGCGGCAGCCTCCCGCCAGGTTTTAGCATTGGAGACATTGCACCATCGCACCATGCGCGAAGCGAGCAATTCACTGGCGTCTTGGATGTCCTTAGCCTTCGACTTTTCCGCAAGGGCCGCAAGCCAATCGTCTAGTGATTGCTCAGGCATCTTAGGAGTCAGGACGCGGCCAACTATGGAACGAATTCCTTGTTCGTAGCCGCGCTGGATTCTACGAGGAAGGGAGAAGTCTGCAGGTTTCTTGGGAGGCACGCACTAGCCCTCTTTCTTCTTAACCTCGGCCTTAGTCCGCTCCACGGTTCCATCCGGGTGATTGGGCGGAGCGTAGATGGTATAAAGTTTCACGCCGTCTTTACCAGCCCGCACATCGTGCCACGTACCAGCCGGGACTACAACTCCGCCGCCATCACTTACTGAGAATACCTCGTTGCCATTGCCCAGTGTGAACTTCGCCGTTCCCTGCTCGATGCGAAAGAACTGATCCGTATCGGGGTGAATCTCATTACCAATGTTCTCACCGGGCTTCAACGACATTAACACAAGTTGCTCGTGCTTGCCTGTGAAAATAACGCGGCGAAAATCATTATTAGCCAGTGTCAGCTGCTCAAGATCACCGTGGAAGGGCTTTATCTCGGCCGCATCTAGGGCACAGTCCAGGGCCGCGTGAAGCCGCTCGCGCCGTTTTACAAATGGGTTAGGCGCGTTAGGCACTGTACGTAACCTATTTGCCCGCCACACTCCAAGATCACTCATTGGATTGTCCCTGCCTCGTGTCGTTCATTCCACTTAGCAAACTCAATCTCGTTCAAAGTAGTTTTAGCAACGTACCGAGCGTGCTCAGCAGGCAGCCAAATATACCTGAACCGCTTGAACCGTGCGTCTTCGAGATTTGGCTTGGCGCGCGCCAGGGCACCCCGGTCAAGTTTGAAGTTAATGCAACCCGACACCGGACCACCGGCAAACTTCAGCTTCTCCAGCAAGAATTGATTGAACCGTGTAGGACCTGCGTGCTCAGCGTTAAGCTGCTGAATCTCATCGCCAGTTACTACAAAGACAATCGGTTTCTCTTCAGACTCTACAGTTTGCAAACTAGCAGCGCTGGCCATTACTTCTCCCCCACTTCCAACTCACGAACGATCATTCCTGGGGACAAAACTACGACCGCTGTCTTATCAGCACTACGCGCTTGAGACACCCCGTCTCCCTTACCGTATCTGACAAAGTGAACCTGGCCCGCATCTGTTTCCGTAAACATCTTGTCAGCAATTATCCCTTCTCGAAAAGCGCCTTGGATCACAACAAACTTTTTCATCGCGGTATCTCCTTTGTGGTAGTGGTTGTAACTGCAAATAAAATACGCGCCGCCCTGGTTCCGTAAAGCAAGCGGGCGGCGCGCGGAAGAAACTTATTGAATATCTTCAGGCCCTCTAAGCAAATCGTTAGCCAGCCCATTACCAAGCGGGGCTGCACGCGATGATGATTCCTGGAGACCGAACTTCTCTGCACTATCTAGACCATGAACTGAAGGCGAATCGTAATATGCTTGAAGTCTATCCATTACGCTAAAAGAAGGCTGCGCTTTGTATAAAGTCGTTTTGTCAAACCATACCAAAGCTGCCCTTCGGTAAGCTAAGGTTAGCTCTACAAATTTCATCCCTTTGTGAGTACCTACTCCCAGTACAATGCCGCGCCAATTAAACACCACGCGACTAAGCCGGTGAGGCTGCCAATGATCTCCTACTCTGTTAATCTGCGCCCACAGTAATTTCAGCCGCCCAATACTACGTCCTCCAGCCAGGACATGCGGAGTATACACTGGATCTACCACAAATTCAGGCCAACTCATAATGCATCCTCCTTGCAAAGATGCTATCAATTCCGCTTAGGCGGGTGATAATTTCTCAGATCATAATCAACAGGCTGAGCCGTCTCTTGGGGGAGTGCCTTCTTAAGAACGGCGTAGAGGGCGGCAAGCCAGAAGAGAGTTTTGAAGGGAAGCGCGTCTTTTGCCTTAGTCATTCCTAAACTCCTCCTTGTGCACGCCAGGCCGGCAAGTGACCGTGAATTCCGTAGCGCACAGCATCAACCTCGTCGTCGCTCAGTTTCAATGGTTCTTCCTCACCGCGCCGCGCGGCCTTCTCATCCCAGACGTAGTTAGGTATAGACTTGTAAAGCCTTGGGCACTTATCCTTGTTCACTACCAAGTTCCGTCGACTCATCAAACTTGATATTGTGTGAATGCCCTCTTTAACAGAGTTATCCGCATCCGTAACCCACAAGCCCCGCGATGTTAGCTCAGCTCGATAGCTGGCGGCTTCGGGCGGCAGGATAACCTGGCAGCCTAAATTAGCCTTACCCATGAAGGTTTCAAGCGCCGTGCCGTATTCCGCGTCCGTGCGCTGATGC